TGCTTCCATTGACGTGTCAAAGGTAATCGCCGCGTCAAATTCGGCACCGTCTGCCCACTCGACATTGTACCCGCCGTAACCGTCGGCACTGGTTTTCCTGTCAAGCATGGTGCATTTTTCCATTGCGTCATCAAGCAAGCTCATGGCCTAATCTTCCTCCAAACGTTAAGGCGGTTTTTGAAATGTCCCTGCCACGTTGACGCGTCCGTACTGCTGCCGCTTCCGGAGGAACCGCTCGCCTTTGTATAGCTGTACCCGCCGAAGCTCTCCGACTGGAACGGGCTATCAAGCACAGTGCCGTTCTTCTCAAGCCATGCGTTTATGTCGCTCAGCAACTCGGTCACAGCAGGCGGTACAGCCATTGTCCATACAGCGCCGTCAAACGTTTCATCCGTCAAACCGCTTGCCGGATACTGGTACACGCCATCGTTGAAAACACTCCCGACAATGCGAAAATACTGACCATCCTGCAATGTGCCGTCCGCCAAAGCGGCAGGAGAAAGAAGCTGCCCGCCGCTTATGGTAAACGTATCAAAATAGCGATGTATGTCAAAGTAATTATTGACTTCATTGCAAAAGTCAGTAAGTTTCATGTATCGTTAATCCTTATTCGCCGGTGGTATCGCTGCCAAACGTAATAACGGAAATGCCATCAAGGTATTCAGCCCACAATACCAAACCCATAATTGCAAATGCTTCGCCCAACGCGTGCGAATACTTACCTTCTACGTGAAAACCAATGAGGTTTGTAGCGGCAGCTTCGCCGTTGAGGCTTGCCACGTTATACTCAAGACCAAGCTGGCGCACTTCTGCCGCCGCCGGGTCAATATAGTACATAACAAGGTTGTCAGCAGGAACGCCGATTATCTTGCCACGCGGAATATCACTGGACAAAATAACCGTTTGCGCGCCCATAAAATTTTGCAAGTAAGTAATGCCGTTGTTAGTCTGTACGGTAATTTCGGCAGAGCCAATATATTCGTACAGGTCAAGGATGTTGCAAATAACAACGATATTGCCCACGTTGCGGCGCAGCTTCTTGAACTTGTCACGAACCATGCCGATAGCCATTGCCACACCCATTTGGAACGTGGAATAGTTCCCCGTAAGCGTTCCCGTTTGCAGGAATGCAAAGAATTTATCCATTACAACGCCCTGCAGTTCGTTCAAAAATGCTTCATCGGTCTTTTGAATGGCAACAGTTGCGCCGTATTCCTCAACAGCTTCGAGTGAAACCGCCTTTGCGTACTTGCCCAGCGTGATTTTGTCACGGTAAATAGGCTTTACGGTTGCCTTGCTGTACGGGATTTCATCGCCCTCCGCAACGCTGCCGCTTTCAAGCGTCATGCTCGAATCGTATGTGACAAGCTCAGCGCCCGGAGTTTTTACAACGGGACGCGCAATACCAATAATTTCCCGCAAATCGTCCCACGTTTTTTGAAAGCGGGTTACAAAGTCAACTTCACGCGCTTTAGTAGTAATGTCCGTAGTAAGTGTAGTGCCGTCTTTTACAGCCATCGTTAAATCTCCTCAGTAGTTGTACTAAAAACCAAAGAGCTCATGGTTTTCGGCAATTTTCCTCTGTCGTTCCCCTGCGTCCTTGATTTTCATGATTTCGTCTCTGGTCATTTTCCCGCCCGTATTGCTCAGCGGGTTGCTCACGTTGGCACCCTTAACACTGTTTGTGACGATAAAGTCCGACCACTCAGACTTGATGTCATCCTTAAGCTTGTCACTGTCCTTAATGTTCCCATCCTTGTCAAGCTGTATGTTTGCAAGGTTGGTAACCTTTAGGATTGAATCCAAACGCTTGTCGGACACACCCGCATTGGTTAAAAGTTGACGATAAGCGTTTTCTTTGGCTTGTCGCGTCGCCTTTTCCGTCTGCGCCGTCTTGTAGTTGGCATACTCCGCTTTAAGCTCGCTGTACTTCTTCTCGGATTCGGCTTTCAATTTGTCCAGCTCGCTTTGTGTGCCGGCAAATCCTTTCAGCTTTTCCGCATTTTCGGCATTTAGCTTATTAGCAGCGTCCAGTTGCTTTTGAACGTCGTTCATTTTTTCGGCGTCCTGCTTATATTGCGCGATCTGTTCCTTGAGTGCGTCAATTGATTCAGCATGCGCCGCTATGATTTCGTCTACCTTGTCGCCCTCAATTCCCAGAGCCGACAAAAATTTGCGTGTCAGTGCCATATTGCGGTTACTCTCCTTTGCTTTGGCGAACGTTTCTTTGTTCTTAACCGTTTGTTATATTATACATTGTTATTATACATTTTGCAACAGTATTTTATCGTTGTACAAATTGTGCAAAATTTTCCCTAAGCTCGCTTTCCATTATTTTTTTGTATTCGCGCAAATATTTTTGAATGGCTGGTCGAAGATAAGGTTTGGGGCGTTGCTTTATTGTGCCAAATTCCACGTGTGAAGCATAGCTACAATTTGTCCCGACATAGGCTATTGCGTGGTTTTCATCAACAGCGGAATGAATACTGCGCTGCAAATTTCCCGTGCGTACAGGCACTATCTCCTTGGCGCGTTCTTCTGCCCTTTTGGCGGTTTTTTCAAGTGCGATTATAATTTGATACCACGCTTTATGTTTTACAACCGAAGAATTGTCCTTAACATAAATTTTTACTCCCGCCATTGCTTACGTCTCCGGCAAAATATTAATAAATTGCATTTGGGTCATACTCGTATTTTGGTCCGGGTTCAAGCTTGCCCTCAACTTCTATTTTGGGAATATTGCCGTTTACATGGTCAAACCACGCATTCTTCAGCATTCCACATACGTTACCCGCCGTATTAAGTTCTTCCGCAAACCAATATACGCATTTGTATCTTCTTTTTAAAAGCCTTTCAAACCGTTCCAGCAAAGACGAATCAGTTTCAAGCACCATCCAGAACGGCTCTTTATCGCTTTCAGCTCGTTTCGGCAATAGCCGATTGTGTTCACCGTTAAATGTCACGTCGGTATTCCCGTCTTCATCACGTTTCCACACGACTGTCATTTCTTCGCCAAAACATATTCCTTTTGCTGTTATTGTCACCGGTTCGTACTTTCCCATTTCCGCTCCCCCTAGTACAACGCTAATATGCCATAAATAAACGCCTGATAGTCTTCATCATGCGTTAATTTAACCGGGCTAAAATACGCAAGTTCCACTCCCACCGAAAGCAGCTCATATCCGTCGCCCGAATAATCCTTACCTATATACGCGTCAACAAAATTGCCTTCCCTGTACATTTCGTCCGCTCTGTATCTGGCGTCTATATCTTTTAACGCCTTTAACGGGTTCCCCGCCGTGCGCTTATCGTAGAACGTCTTTTCCGCATTTTTTATGCCAAATCTTGTGTCTTCCGCTCTATGCGCCAGTTCATGAATAGCTGTGTCTTTATAACCAAAATCGCCTTTGCTAATAACTATTTTCCTGTCTGCGTGGTTATAAAGTCCTCTATCGCTCATTTCGGCAATCATTGTGCCTTTCTTTATGCTTGACTTTACCCAATCGGTCGGCAAATGGTTATACGCCCATTTTATAGCCGCTATTGCGTCAGCGTCACCCGTTAAAATGCCGTCAAGGTCATTGTTCCCAATGCCCATTTTCCGCACCTTGCTAAGCTCGTCGGTCAGCCACTCGACACTTGCCAGCCCCTTCCCGCTTATAAGCTCTTTCAGTTTGTTTATCTTGTTTTTTATTTTAACATTTTCGGAGCTATTTGTAAAATCAGATTTTATTGATTCGCCGCTTTCTTTTTGCAACTTCCTACATTCGGCAGTAAAATTGGTCATTGCGGAATAGTAGTCTTTAAGTATGGCGTTCCCGGCGCGCTTTATTTGCTCTTCTGTATATCTCAGTTTGCCAGACTTTATCATTTCATCATGTATTTGTTTTATTTCTGCCGCGGCATCAAGGCTTTCGTCCAGCTCGCCATTGTTGTGCATTTCAAGCCATTTTTCATATGACATCGATTCCAGCTCCTGATTTCGCGTCAATGACGGACTGGAATACAACGCATTCCCGGCGCTAACGATACACGTTATGGAACAACGACAATTATATAGTTCGTCAGGACTGCCGTTTGCGTCACCGGGATACATAAGCCCATTTGAAAACCTTTCGCCTACAGCACGTTTTTCTCCGTCAAGTTTCCTGTGGCTGTCACGCGTGCGTTCGTCGTTTGTGGATTCCCACACCTTGGCAATGTTCATCCCCAGTTTCTGTGCGCGAATATAGCTGTCTAGTCTCCCCGCGTTCTCTGCACTTGTAATAGCGGTTCGTGCATTACGCAACGCTGCTATTTTATCCTTTTTTGTTGTGCCTGTCGCTACGCGCTTAGCAATCTCCTTTATTGTTTCGCCTTGCAATATTCCCTGTAATATTTGCGCCTGAAAGTTTCGCTTGTTCCAACGAGTGTCCTTGCTTTTGTTGACCGTTAATGTCGGCAGCAAATTTATATCGTTTTCCAGTAACTTTTTTACCGCCTTACGGTCATAAAGCTTGTATTTGCTGTCAATCAACGAGCGTGTTTCTACTTCAAACGTTCCGTAATTGTGATTTAACGCATAAACGTCGGGCATGTAGTAGTTTGTTATGCTGGCTGCAATTTGGTCTGAATTGGTCAAATCCTGTGAAACCGCATTTTTTAATTTTTGCCATTTTTCGCCCTGCATAATTTCGCGCTTGCGCCAGCGTTTATACCACGTTTCTGTAAGCTCGCCATTTTCCACGCGCTTCTTTTTGTCGGCATCGTTTTTTGCAAACTTCTCGAAATGTTTGTCAAGCTTCTTCTTTAGCGATTGTTCCGCTTCACTGTAAACGCCGACAATTCTGCTTTCAAGCTCGTCAAGCATTTCGTCGGTTCGTGTATGCGCGTAATCCATTTACACTTCTTACCCTTGCATAGTCGTGCCGTCCGCGTCCAACTCGGGTTGTCGCTTATTGCTGCTTATGCGCTCTTGTGATTCCTTTTCCATTTCAGAAATAATGTCGTCTGCCTTGTCTCCGTCGCCCAAAAGCGTTAAAATCTTGCGCGTTACATAATCGCTGCTTAAATGATCAGCAGCTGCAAGCACATTGTTTATTTCTTCGTTAGTATTTACAAGCCTGGAGCGTGTAAAACTTGGCTTTTCCCCCTCAATCCCGGCAACTTTAAAAAGCCTGTCCATAAAGTCAAGTACGCAATATTCCAAATCGTCACACTCGCTGTCAAGTGGTTCATATGCAGCCTTGATTTGCGTTGCCGTCACGGCTCCACCCGCAATATTTTCCGTGTCAAGCGCCATTGCGTCGCGATACAGGTCGTCCATTAGTCGCGAAAGTATTGCCTCGCGACTGCCGTACGGCACGTCCATTGTGTGTGACTGAATATTTACGCCTTCTTGGTCTACTGCCGCGGCTTTTACGGTTTTAATACGTTCAACAAATTTTGCAAGGTCAGCGTCGCCCATGCCGCCGGCGTTATTAAGCGTCCAATATACCATTGCCGCATCTGTGACATCATCCGCAAAGCCTGATTGAATAATGTCGTAGCAGTCTATTTTTTCACGCAATCCGACAAGTTTGCTTTGTTTGTAAGAGTTGCCCCACAACGGAACAACTGGAAACGTCGGATAATTGTCAAAGTCGTAAATCTCCGTTCCATCAACAACCGTTGTCTGCATTTTTAAAATATACGGGCGCTTTTTGTGCAGCACCGCGGGAATATTATCCAGCCAAATAAAATCCGTATACCCGTCAAGTTCATAAAACGTTGCGCGTAGCGGTCTGTCTGGCGCGACTTGCCAAAAGCGCACACCTGCCATTAACGCGCCATTTTCTTCGTCGAACAGCGGCGCAAATTCCGTAGCTTTAAACACGTTTATATGGTCAACGTTAAAAAATCCAAAGCTTAGCCCTTCGACAATTGCATATTTGCCGAGTTCCTGCAAGCGTGCGTCAAAATCGCTGCCTAGTTTCTTGCGCATAAGCTCCGGATTTGTCCATGTTACCCCATTGCCGAGTAAATATTGCACTTCCTGTACAACAAAACGATGGAAACAGTTAACGGCAAGGCGGTTGTTTGAAGAGTATGTATCAACAACGGGTTTGCCTGTGACTGTATAAATCAGTTTTACAAGCTTATTAATAGTCGTGTTCCTGTGTGCGTCATATTCCTCTGCTATAGCCGCAATTTTGTATAGTTCTGTGCTTTTATGGTCGTCAACAACATTGCGTACAAAATTGGCAAGCGTAATTGTGTCCGTTGTCTTGCCGAGCTCCAAATAATCTTGATATGTTTTCATGTACTCTGCTCCAATCGCGCCTAAATCGCGCCTAGACCATATATACCGCTTTTATGCGAAGCGAACGCGCTGCCGTTCCAGAGATAATTATATTTACTTCGGTTTTGCAAGATTTTTTTCGTTTTTACAAAATAACGCGTTGCGTCCATGTAGTGGTCGTTTTCCTTCGTCGGTACATCTTCGTCTTTCCACACGTATCCGTCTGCTTCCAGTTTCCATTGTTCTATTTTGGGATTAATCTTGATGTACCCGTTTTGCATTGCAGACGCCGTCTCACGCAACCCGTTCACAACATCGTTGTCTGCATGTATCACCTGACACCATGGCTGACGGCGCATTAACGTTATAAAGCTTGCGGCGGACGGGTCTACAACAAACGGGATCTTTGGCTGCGGATTCCCTGTCAAAAGCTCAGCTACGTGGCGCGCTTCTATAACGTCAGCAAGCCATTGCTCCATATCGTTTTTATAGTCACCGTCGGTTTTCTGATACCGCTGTTCGCGTCCAGAATATAGCTGAAGCGCGCGGTGCCGCCCTCCTCGGTCAGCTCGCAGTCAATGCCGTCGGCCGTCACGCCCAGCGTCATGGAGCCAAAGCCCGTTTCGTAGTGGCACAAATTGCGCCGCCCTTTCTCGATCAAGAGCTGGGTGCCATCGGCCCCCTGCCCAAAGCGCAGCATGGCCACGCGGGAGCCGTCGGCCGCAAATTTAAG